TTTCTTTGCCTTTGATCGTGGATTGCACTTTGTACTGGTTCATGTTTTTTCCTTTTGTGAATGGTTTCGTTTACAATGGCAAGACTAATCCAAGACAAAACTGGCGTCAAGCATAAAAAATACCATTTGCGAAAAATAAATTCCATGATAGAGTATTTAATAAGGAGTTAAATCTATGACAAATGCAAAAGACGTTATGAAATCTTGGGGCTGGCGCGTTCGACGCCTTAATATGACGCAGACAGAATTTGCCGAGCATATCGGCATGACCGGCCCAAAGATCAATCAGTATATCAATGGAAAGGTAGATCCTGCCGCCTCCCGATATATGCAGATCGAAAATGCGCTTCTTAAAATGGAGCAAGAAAAAGGATTGGAGGTCTGATTTGGACTGGTATCCTTGGTATTTTCTGATTTATGACGAAGCAACGATGCACCTTAATCCATATCAGGATGGGTGCTATCGGCGCCTGATAGACCACTACATGAAAACCAGGTCGTCGCTGCCTGATAACGACGCGGCGCTGGCCCGGATCGTGGGCGATAGCGAGGCCAATTGGGTGGCTATGGCCTCCCCATTGGTGCGGCCATTTTTTAAAAGCATAAACGGTAGGCTTTTCCTCAAAAGGTGTGAGGAAATTTTAGACTATCAGGATAAATCGACCAAAAAACTATCTGAAAGCGGAAAAAAGGGGGCAGAAAAGAGATGGAGCAAAATCAAGGACATAGATAGCCACCCTATAGCCCCCCCATTAGGGGTGTCTAAGCCCTCCGATAGCACAAGTACAAGTACAATTACAGGAAGTAAGAAAGATACCCCTATAGTCCCCACGGCAGATTTCGAACAATTCTGGCAGGGGTGGAAACCGTACGACATGGACAAGGGCGCAAAGTCGAAAGCAAAAACATCTTACGAAAAAGCGAGGAAGGAAACCGATCATGAAACAATTATCCGAAAGCGTGACGAATATCTTGGAGAATGCCACAGCTTCAAGCGCCGCACACAGCACGCAGCCACCTGGCTTAACCAGAAGCGATGGGGCGATGACTACGCCAAGGGGCGAGAACTTGCCAGTGCCGGACAATCTGATCAAGACCAGCGCATCAGTGATCGCGTCAATGCAACAGCGGGGTTCATTGACGCTCTCACGCAAGACTAGATCGATCCAAACGCCAAAAAAGGATTATGAGGGGAATGTTTACGGTTGGGAAACTGACCTTGAGGACATCGGCGTTGCAGTTGCTTTGATTTCAGCTACACCGGAGGAAGTCGGGGCATTGCGGATCGCCACAACGCCGGGGAACAAAAAAAACATTCATCAAAAGTTGGAACATCTGGCGCAGATAAAACCCATAGGAAACAGCGATGTGAAACAAACCGCAGTGATAGGCTATCTGGTTTACGATCTGTTATCCTACGGCATCAGCGACTTGGTCGTTGAAGAAATTTGCACGGAGTACAGGCGCACCACCGATAAAAGATTTTTCCCTGATCACGGATGGTTTTTGACAGCAGCCAGGGATCGTTTCAAATCTTACACGCTTGCTCTGGAACAGGCTTTAAATCCCCAAAAACCAGAACCAGAGCGCAAGACAGAAATAAAACCCCCAGAAATGAAGAAGCTTTTCTGGCAGCAAAAGCCACGCGAGGAATGGACCGACGAACAGGTTCAAGAATTTGTTGCCAAACATAGATCGTGGGATAATTTTTTTCTTTCTAAGATGCTGAAAATTTGTCGTATGGACCACGAAGAATTTATTGCAATCGCAAAGGAGCAGGCATGAGCACATTCCAAGATTTTGTTGATGTTCAGAAATACATGCTTGAAAACTGCAAGGAACCGGAAAAACCATTGTACCTTTGCCGAAAGATCCGCTTTGGAAACAACGGCAATCTTGTCCGCTATGAACCGGTGCAATTCCCCGAAGGAACTGAATTCGTAAATGCTAATGTAAAAACACCATACGGCCCAAGGTCGTACAAAATTCTGGGGAGGAATGTCGATGTTACAGCTTGAAACAGATTTAATGCGCCAAATGTTCGATGCTGAAACTTCTGATAAAACACACTTCACGCGACGAATGGCGATAAACATTGCTGATTTCTTTGGTCTTCCACCGATGTCAATGGTTTGGCAGCTTGAAAAACGAGGGATCGCCAAAAAAGGTTCGTGGTCTTGGTTCAAGGATAACGGCGGAATTACCAAAGACCATATTCACCAAGCGAGGACAGACAGAAAATGAGTTTCATTCCTAAAAAATCCAAATACGGCAACAAAAAAGTCACCTACGCCGGCCAAATCTTCGATAGCATCGGGGAGCGCGATAGGTATTTCTATTTGCAGGAGGCGGAGAGGCAGGGGCGGATAAAGGATTTGAAGTGTCAGGTTCGGTTCCCTCTGGATGTAAACGGTTTGAAGGTTTGTGCTTACATTGCTGATTTCGTATATTTTTTGCCTGATGGTCACAGGATAGTTGAGGACTATAAAGGAGCGATAACAGATGTTTTCCGCTTGAAAGCAAAGCTTTTCAAGGCTATATATGGAATGGAAGTGAAGATTTCAGGGAGAAAAATATGCCCACTTACAATTTGCGAAACGGAACGACGGAAATAGACCAAGAGGATTGGGATTGGATCACCAAAGAGTATGGAAGCCAACGGATAAACGATAATGGTTATGTTGTTGTTCAAAAAATTACTGATGGCAAAAACAAGATTTTCAGGGTTCATAGGCTGATAATGGGGGCATTGAAGGGCCAAGAGGTTGACCACATCAACCGGATTAGGACTGACAACCGCAGGGAAAATCTAAGGATTTGCACAGTTGCCGAAAACAGAAGAAATTCAGGACACAGGAAGCACAACACCTCTGGTTATCGGGGTGTGAATTATTTTACGAACGAGCAAAAACGGCAGAAACGATGGAATGCTTATATCCGAATTGATGGAAAAAGAAAAAACCTTGGTTATTTTCACACAGCAATCGAGGCCGCACGAAAATACGATGAAATGGCAAAAATCCATTATGGCGAATTTGCTGTGTTGAATGGCGTTTAATCAGGGTTGTCAAGAAACCAACGGAGGAAATTTAAGATGAAGTTCAATGTTGAAATGATGATGCAAAAGCTGCCAGTGTTGATCTTAGGCATGGCACAAACAGAAAACCCTGTTTTTTGGCGCACGGCAGAGGTAATTGACAGAAAACCAAAAACCTGAAATAATCCAGTAACAGTTCGCCAAAGGAAACACATGAAACCCGTTATCGCTTTCAACGACCATCACTTCGAACTTGGCCAAAAGGTCAGCTTCATTCGCCAGTTGCCTGATGGCACAATCGGGGATGGAGAAGCTATTTTCCTCGCTGTTCACCTCGATCAGAACCGCCGCACCATGGCACACCTCAAAAACCTTGAGAAGTTGCCAGATGGCCGCGATGATATTTTCAACACCGATTTGCTTTGCGTCAACGCCTCGGAAGATTTCAAGGCCGAGTACGAACGCATGACCGAACAAGTCAAAGCCCTTCAAACCGAAGGCAATAACAAAATCTCGGAAATTACAGCGGATTACAATGCACAGGTCGAGGATTGCTACACGGCTTTGCTCGGTGAACCTGTAGAGATTTAAAAACAACGAAGAAGCAACGATTATGCCTAATCCAGAAAACTTAGAGGGACAAGGCTTTCATACTGACCCAGATCGTATAAATCGGGCTGGTAAAAAACCCGGCACGTTGAACCGCAAAACCCTTCTCAAACGCATTCTTGATCTTGAAAGCAAACGAACCATTGAGGGGTTCGAAGATACCGTTACCCGCGAACTGGTTGTGATGGATGCTCTGGTCACAAAGGCCGAACAGGGCGATGTATCCGCAATCAAAGAAATCCAAGACACGCTGCACGGCAAGCTGAAAGAAACCGTTGAGACACAACACACGTTCACGCAGATGGGCAATGTGAAGATCGGAGGCGGGAAGGCTGGCGAAGAAGCGTTGGGCTTCGATGTCGGCAAAGAGACTGACAACGCTGTAGAGGATGACGACGAATGATCGCTCTATGGCTTGCAACATTCATCGCAATTATCATCGTCCCAATGTATCTGTTCGGCGGATGGAAATATCACACTGATGCAATGTACCGCGCAGAGTTTGGCAGACCGTTCATGTGGCCTTGGCGTGCGCGCAATGGCTGAAATTCCATTATCAAAGGGTAAATTTGCGATTGTGGATGATGCTGATTATGAACGCATCAGCCAATTCAAATGGTATATAAATAATTCGGGCTATGCTGTGCGCAAAGAACCATCGCCAAATGTTAATGGTAAGCGCGTGTATGGAAAAACTGTATTCATGCACAGACAGATTAATGAAACACCTGACGGAATGTTCACAGATCACCTAAATTCTGATCGTTTGGATAATCGCCGCCACAATCTACGAAATTGCACCAAATCACAGAATAGAATGAACACTTCTTCACGCGGCGGATCATCAAAATACAAAGGCGTTACTTGGTTTGCCCGTGATAAAAAGTGGAAAGCCCAATCTAGTTATGGCGGCCGGCATAATCACTTAGGTCACTTTGAAAATGAAGAAGACGCCGCACTGGCTTATAATTTCTTCGCTTTGGCCAACTTTGGAGAATACGCGCAACTCAACACGGTGGGATGATGTCGGCAGTTTTAGAGTTGCCCTTAATCCTCAATGTGCCGCCTAAGCTGCTTCCAGCAATCACATCCTTCAATAACTACACCTATCTGCTTGCAGAAGGCGGGCGCGGTTCAGGCAAGTCACACACGATTGCAAGAATGCTTCTCTACATCGCAGAGAAACGCAAAGTCCGCATAGTCTGTGGCCGCGAGATACAGGCCAACATCGAAGAAAGCGTTTACACGATCCTGAAAGACCTGATTGAGCAATACAATCTGGCCTATGACGTTTTCGCCCATAAGATCGTTCACAAATTCACCAAATCAAAGTTCACGTTCAAGGGTTTCCGTGAACAAGGCTCTGTGTCCGTCAAGGGTATGGAAGGCGTTGATATTTTGTGGATCGATGAAGCGCAATCGGTCGCCAAAACAACGCTCGACATCATCATCCCCACAATCATGCGTAATGCCAAGGCGCGCATTCTGTTTTCGATGAACCGCTTTATGCGCGATGATCCCGTGTTTGAATTCTGTGCCGGCCGCCCTGATTGTCTGCACATCAAAATCAACTACAACGAAAATCCTTTTTGCTCTCTGGCTCTCAAGAATGAAGCCGAAATCATGCGCAACAAATCCGAGCGTGACTTCAAACATATCTGGATGGGCGAGCCATTATCTGCCGCCGATGATTACCTGTTCAACTGGGACAAGCTGCACGCCTCATTCGACATCAAACCCTTTGGCGAGGTATTCTTGCGCCAGCGCGTCATGGGCATCGACTTTGCAGCCCAAGGGAACGATCAGTGCGTGGCCTCGATCCTCGACCGGCTATCAAATCAGCATTGGGGCCTGACCGAGCGCATACCGTGGGACGAACCGGACACGATGGTGAGCGTGGGCAAGATCGTGGATCTGGTGGGCCGCTTCAAACCAGATGTCCTCGGCATCGACATTGGAGGCATGGGAAAGCCTGTCTATGATCGCCTGATCGAAGTCCTTGGCCATAATCCAAAGATGCAGATCATCGCCTATGACGGCGGCAGCACGGCGGGCGTCGATACGGACCATTACGCAAACATTCGCGCCGCCGCCTATTTCCTTGGCCGTGACTGGTTTGACAATGGCTGGCTGTGCATCGAGCGCGGCAAGGACACCGAAGTCATCAAGCAGCTTGAGAAGATCCGGTTTAAATATCGCTCCAACGGCGTGCGTATCATTCAAGCCAAAGTCGATATGAAAAAGGATATGGGCTATTCCCCTGATGATGCGGACAGCGTGATCATTGCCATCTGGGTTGCAACGCACTATCTGGGCCGCGCCGCCAACAGCAATGCGGGGTCATCAGCGCAGCGTGTCACCCGCAAAACAGGATCGGCGCGGCACAAGGGATAAACGGCAAGTTGCCCAATCAGGCGCATCATGCTACATTTTGGAAAAGAGGGGGCAATCTCATGGGTAAAATCATCAAATCATTCTTTGGCGGCGCACCGAAAGCAGCAGCCCCCGCGCCGGTCGCAGTTGCCCGTGTAACAGATTTGGCTGATGAGCAATCCAAACAAGGCAAGAAAGCGCGCGCAGCCCTTTACGGGACCGAAGGCGGCATTCAGGCCAAGAACTCACAGCCGGACAAGTCGGTGCACGGCCAACGCTTCTAGGCAATTAGATGATCACAGACGATTTCAAAAACACGATGCAACTCTGGGACGCTCTAAAAGCGAACCGAGAACGCTATAAGCCCGTTTGGGATGCCATATCGAAATACGTGGGCATAACCGTGGCGCCGGATTATCTCTGGTCCAGCCAGCAATCCAATGCCGCCTCCATGCTCGATACGATGGTGGATGACCCGACAGCCTCAACAGCCGTGAACCAGGCGGGCGATTATCTGGTGGGCATTCTCTGGGGAACGGGCGATCAGGCGTTTGACATCATCCCATCGCGCTATGTTCTGGAACTGGCCGATGCAGCCGTAGTGTCGGATTGGTTCAATTTTGCAACCGAGCAAGTTCTATATCACATCAACCACCCAGATGCCGGGTTCCATACAGCATTGCAGCCCTATTCCTATGATCAGTTTGCCTTTGGAACATCCGGCATCGGCGCTTTCGAGAATAAGGATTACAAGGCTGGCATCGCCGATAACTGCATCATGTTCAGAAATTACGGCATCGACAACACGTGCATCGATGAAGGCAAGAACGGGCAGATCGATTACGTTTTCCCCGTGCACAAATGGCGCGTATCGCGCATTGTCGGCGAGTTCTGCATGAAAAATGGGATTATCGACACGCACGAAATCGATGAAATGCCCAAAGTCATCAAAGACGCATGGTACAAGCAAGACCTTAACCAAGAATTCTCCATCGTGTTTGGCGTCATGCCGCGGTCAGACTATGATCCCAAGCTGATCGGAAAGCGCGGCACGAAGTATCGCGGCGTATGGTTCATGGATGGCCAAAACCCTGACAAGTTTTTCCATGAAGAAGATTTTGCAGAACGCCCCATCAACATGTGCCGCCAGATCAAGGTTCGCGGTCAGGTTTATGGCAGATCATCCGGCACGCTTTTGATGTCAACAATCCGTTCTGTCAATTTCATGGTCGGCACCGTCATTGAAATCATCGAAAAGATGTCAAACCCTTCGCTTGGTATGTTCTCGAACGCTATCTTTGGCGATACGGTCCTTGATACATCGCCGAATGGCCTCACCATCTTCAACCAGAACGCCAATGCCAACGGCACGCCGATGTTCCCGATCCATGATGTTGGTGATCCATCCGGCATTGCGGAATTCCTGATCCCGTACCTGAACGACAAGGTCACAACGGCCTTTAAGATCGATGCGCTGCTTGATTTCAATTCGAACAACAAGATGACGGCCACTGAAAGCTTGCAACGCTATAACATCCGGGGCAAATCCTTGGCTGGTATGATGCAGCAGCAAAAGACCGAAATGCTGGAGCCTACCGTGCGCCGTTCAATCTCCATCGTTCACAATTGCGGCGAACTCGGCATCAATCCACGCACAGATCAGGCCCGCGCCAGAGCCGTGAATGAGCGCGGCAAGCCCGAACGGGTTATCCCCGATGAGGTTTTGGACGTTATGGCCGCTGGCAAGCCGTGGTATCAGATCAAATTCAACAACGAAATGGAGAAGCTGACACGCACAGAAGCCGTGCAAAACCTTCTTCAAGTCCTCAACGGCATCGCCGCCATCGCTGGCATGTATCCTGAAATCATCGAGGCCGTGGATTGGTATCAACTTTTGAAAGACATCAACGACAATCTGGATTACAATAACAAAATTCTGTACTCGGCTGATGAATTCAAGGCCAAGATCGCAGCTATCGCCAAACAAAAACAAGTCGCTATGATGGCCGAAGCCGGTATGGCAAGCGGTCAGATCCAAAAAGATCAATCCATAGCGAACAAGAACAACAAGGAAGCCCAGAATGCCGGAGCAGCAGCCGCCTAAAACCCCAGATTTAAATTCAGTCGTCGGCAAGATCATGGAGAGCCGCGCGCGGGAAGATGAGCGCAAAGCCATCCTTGCCGAAGAAATCGACGAATACAAAAAAGCCCTAAACGGCATGGCCGGGTCTGAATACGGCATTTATTTCTTTCGGAAGATGATCCGCTATTGCGGCATTCATGCCGTGAAAAGAACCGATCCGACCCATATGTTTGAAATGGGCATCAAGGCCAATGTGTATAATGAACTGGTCCGGCCATATCTTGCGCCGGAAATACGCGCTGAAATCGAAAGGGAAACAGCATGACCACCGACACACCCATAGACACTGGGGCTGCGCCTCCTGCTTCTCCACAAGCCGCGCCAGCATCGCCGCCAGCCGCACCCGTAAGTCCTCCCGCCGCAGCACCGCCACCGGACGCGCGACCGAAGCTTGCCGATGAGCCGGTAACGCCGCCTCCTGCCAGTCCTGACTTCAAAGTGCCTGATGCCTACAAGGATAAGCCATGGGCAAATAAGATCAAAACCGAGGAAGATCTTTATAAGCAAATCGACAACCTTGATGCCGCCGTGGGAAAGAAAGCCGTTGTTCCTGACTTCGAAAAGGCAACACCCGAAGAAATGGAGGAATATTTCGCCCGCACGCGCCCCGCCGATAAGACCGCCTATAATTTCGGGGACAGTGTGGCCGAAGACTTCGCCGCACCGGTCACCGATCTCATGCACAAATACGGCGTGCCGCCCAAGGTTGCCACGCAGATGGCCGCCGATTATGCCGCAATCGAAGCCGGGAAGATGCAAGAAGCCATGTCATCCGATGGTTTCAAGGCTGTGATGGCCAAATCTTTTGGGGATAAGTTTGATGGCGCGGTGTCACAGGTTGTGGCCCTGCACAAACAGCACCTATCCGCCGATGACCAGAAAATGATGGACACGCTGCCAAACGATTATCTGGGGCTGGTCTATCGATTGAGCGCGAACATGGCCAAGGCGTATGGCGCCAAGGAAACAGGCCAAGCAGCCGATCCCAAGGGTTCTGCCCCGCCGTCCAACGATATTGCCGCCGTGCAAAAAGGATTGCGCCAGCAAATCCGCGATCTGGACAGCAAGCCGCACACTGCCGAAGAACGTCAAAAACTGGTCGATGACCTCGCCAACACTTACAAAGGAAGATAACCATGTCAGAAAAAACATACCCTATGCTGGAACTCACATTGTCCGGCTCTTACCGCACCGCCGACAAAGACATCATTGATTTTGAAGGCGTGAAATGCCTGATCCCGGCCTGTGATGAGGCAATTGGCATTATGCACGCACAGGCCCGCTATGCCTATGGCGCGATCAAAGCCAAGATGAATGGCCAAAAACCAGCCTATCCCAAGCGGATTGAAGACATCCGCCAGGTTTTCATCGATGACGTCCAGCCAACGCAAGGCCCCATGTCGTTCGTCGGCAAGGACATCAAGGAATTGACGTTCGAAGAATTGCAGGATCTGGCCACGCGCAAAGACCTTCGCACTATTCCGTTGCCAAAAGAACTGTCCGGCATGGATTTACGCGAGGCCCGGGTGCGCGCCTATGTCGCCTATAACGATAAGATTTTGAAGGGAAAGCCGATCAAATGGGGCGATGAAAGCTTCAACTTCGCTAAATTGCCTTCCATCATTATGGATTATTCGGAACGCGCCGAAGGATCGAAGAAGGTATCCAACGAGGAAATTATCGCACAAGAACAGTCCTCAAAATCAACGGACGCCGCCAATGAGAGCACCATGGAACTGGAAGATCTTCTGGCCTTGGCGAAGGATAAAGGCATCAACACGGCGGGCAAAACAGCAAAAGAGATTTACAACGAACTGTATATTGCGGCATAATTGAAAAGTGTCCGATCACGTTGCCCCTCTGGTTCTCTCCGGTTCCAGAGGGGTTTTTTATTGCCGTTTTTATGCAATTGACACATCCCCCAAGCGTTTGATATTCTGATGTTCGTCGGACACCCGAAGACTTTCACGGCCCGACTGATGGTTAGCTGCCGATAAAAGCGAGAATGGCCCGTAATTCACGGACACCCTTTCGAAGAAATCCGAAACATTTTCAATTTTATCAACCCTTAATTGGAGCAGATACATGACATCCCTAACAATCAGCCCAAGCATTGACCAAGCTGCGTTGCAAAACTTCAACGACAGCTTTCATGAATTGGCACAACAAACGCAAAGCAAACTCGTGTCTTCGAAGGCCGTGACCTTTATGTCGTCCAAAGGCAAAACCAACAACTATGCCCGTATCGGACGCCTCGAACTCTCGGAAGTGAATACACGTAACCCTGATAAGCAATACGGCGACTATGCACTGGATAACCGCCAGTTCACCAAGCGCCGGTTCACGAAAACGATCCAGATCGATGCCAAATATGACATCAACGAACTGATCAAAGACCCATCTTCCGACATCTTGAAACAGCTTAACAATGCGAAAGAGCGCGTTACAGACCGTATCGCTATCGCCGCAGCCGTTGGCCCTGTCCTCACAGGCGGTCCTGATCAAACACCGGTATCGACATCAGCCACATCAGACGGTGTTATCACTGTTTCTGCTACGGGCGGTTTCGTATTCGGCACTGTTCAGTCCGTGACACAAAACTTCATCAACAACGATGTGCCTTATAGCCAATTCAGCGGCACGGTTCTTTGCATCACTGGTAAGGAAAACACAAATCTGATGGGTGAAGAAAAATTCACCAGCCAGTTTTACATTCCGGGCCATGCTGTTATTGATAACTCTGTACAGACCAAAGTTGGCGGCTATCGTGTTGAACTGTTTGCCGGTTCCGTCCTTGGCGGCGCACAGGTTCCAAACCCAATCCTTCCTGAGACATCCACACTTCGTTCCTGCGTGGCGCTGGCTCCTGGTTCGATTGTTATGGCGATGGAACTTGCTGACATGAGCGTGACCAAATCGGCCATCAAGGTTAATTCGTGGGACATCACCATTGATTTCTGGATCAATGCGATGCGCACCGAAGGCGCTTTGGTTCAAATCATCACAACAACAATCTAAGGAGAACTGAACCATGGCAAATCAAAGAACCGCTGGCTTTATCGCCAAACCTAAAAACCCTGAATATACGGTAGGTAAAAAGCACCGCACTGTTCAGTCAACCTTCTCGCTTGTCACGGCCTCTATGGCAGATGGCGACACGGTTGAACTTGCCGGTCCACTGACATTCGATGACCGTGTTGCGCGTATTTTCTCGCCCAATGCGACACCGACAATGACAGCGGCAACAAACGCCAAGCTTGGCTTTTTCTACAAAGACACCAACGGAAACCTTGTGCTTATCAAGGCCGCTTCCGATGCAGTCCTGTGGAACGGCGTCAGCTTGGTAACGTCTGTATCGGCACGCGATCTTTTGCTGCATTACAACTCATCGCTTGATACCACCAAGAATATTGGTGATCTTCTGGCGCTTGGTACGGACAGCGAACCATCGGGCGGTGTTTACCTCGTGCTTACGTTCCCGACAAAGCCATCTGTCAATGCGACATATGACCTTGATATTTCGATAGAAGAGGCCACTACCGAGTAATAATAATATGGGAGCAGCCCCGATCATGGGGCTGTTTCCCGCTTTTCAGGGGAATGCCTTATGGCGGTTACATCTAAGGTAGAAATTTGTAATTTGGCCCTGTCATTCCTCGGTAATTACGGCACAGTCACAGACATTGACACGCCATCCGATCCCAAAGAACTTGTCTTCGCACAATGGTATGATATTTGCCGCCAGACCTTGATCAAGGAAATGGTGCCGAACTTCGCCCTTGCGCGCGTCATCGTCGCCAAGCTGGTGGAAACGCCTGTCTTTGGCTATGCGTATTTCTATGAATATCCGAACACATGTTTGAAGGTTCTGGGCATCGACAATGTGAACTGGTCGCGCAATGACTACGATGTGACCGAAGGCAAGATCAGCACGGATGTTGATTTCCCCGAAGGTCTGCCGCTGCGCTTTGTCAAAGACATCGAAGACGTTAATTCCATGTCACCTGAATTCAAGATCCTCTTTGCCCGTTATCTGTCCGCGCATGTGGCGTTGCCCATCACTCAGGACGTTGCCAAGGCCAATTCGATCTGGGCATCGCTGCCGGCCGCCTTGTCTTCTGCATCGGCCCAGAACGCTCAGGAAAACAAGCCTATCCGCATCAGTCGTTCGAAGTTCAAAGAAGCGCGGTATGTGCCATATCCTGGATGGATGGATAAAAAATAATGAAAGTCACCACGGCGTATAATAACTTTTCCCGCGCCAAGATCGACCATGACATGGATGGCCGGTTCGATCTGCCTATCTATAACACCGGCGCCGATGTCTTCCAGAACTTCATATCCAACTTTAAGGGCAACGCCATCTACCGCGCTGGCTTTGAAAGCCTGATCCCGTTTCAAGATTGCGTGTTTGTGGAATTCAAATTCAACAATTCCCAAGCTTATCTGATGGTGTTCTATAACCTCAAAATCCGCTTTCTCTCATATGACATTCTGGGCAATTTCGGATGGGTTCTCGATGGCGCCAGCAACATTCTGGAAGTGACAACCCCTTACAGTTTGGCCGATTGCCGTGAACTGCAATGGGATCAGCAGCTTGATACGATGTATATCGTCCACAACAACCACGAGCCTAGAAAGCTTGTGCGCGTTGCGGCCAACAACTTCACACTGAATACGTTCACACGCACGAACGAACCATTCGTGACATATGCGCCGCAAAGAAACCTAACAGGCATCACACAGGCAAACCCCGGCGTTGTGACATCGGTGGCCCATGGATACACATCCGGCGATCAGGTCCGTATCTCAGGCGTTGGCGGCATGACGCAAATCAACAATAAGCGCGTGACGATCACAGTTTTAACCCCTGACACATTCAGCATAGCCATTAACACCACGGCGTTTTCGGCTTACACCGCTGGCGGCGTTGTTGAAAAGATCCTGACCACGAACGACTGGCCGGGCTGCGTGCGCTTCTATAAGGGACGTTTGTATTACGGGCGCGGCAAAACACGGATTACAACGGTCTATGCCAGCGTTGGCGGGCAGTATGACGACTTCACCGAAAGCCCGATCACAGACACATCGGCGGTCATCTTCACGATTGCAGACATCAGCCAGCGCATTGAATGGCTGTTCGGCGGCGATAACTCCCTGATCATTGGGTCGGCGGACGGCATCGTGGCGGCAAATGGCGGGTCTGTTGGCGCTGCCATCAAAACAGAAACCGTGCAAGCCAGCCTGACATCGGGTGAGGGCTGTAATTCGGTCATACCTGTACGCAAAGACAGCCTTGTTTTCTATGTCGGAAGCACTGGCCGTAATATGTATTATTTCAGCTATGATTTGCTGACAGAAACCTTTGCTTCCAAGGATGCGAATTTTATCAGCTACGACATAACGCGCGGAGGCCTTGGCAAAATGCGGTACAAAAAAGACCGCAACGATTTGCTTTTCAGCGTAAAAAACAACGATCTGTTGTCCTTGAACTTTCAGGCAGAAGAAAATGTCATAGGCTGGCACGAGCATAACAGCCTCGGTGATTTCAAAGAAGTGGGCCTGATACCGGACAATGAAGGCAACCCGCAATTGTTTGTGCTGGCCCTTCGCAATGGCGTCTATTACATCGAGCGCCAAGCGGAATACGTGGAATTTTCACAGCGTTCACAGTTCTTTTCTGGTGCCAGCCCTGTTGCCAAAGTGAATGACACATTTGCCTATAAGCGCAAAGTGGCAGAAGAATTGAAGGGCTGCATCTTCCTTGACAACGCTTTGACGGTTTCCAATCTTCAATCGAACCTTATCACGTTCAACGGCACCAATTTAATCACGGCCACAAATAACGTGTTCACGATTGGCGATGTTGATAAGCAAATCGTATATAAAACCCTGACCGGCTACGAAAGCGGGCGCCTTGTCATCACGAATTACATTGACCAGAAGAACGTGAATGTCGATGTGTTGCAAACGCCAAGCAGCAACACCTACACCGATTGGTATTTGACCTTCGCAAATCTTTCCGGCCTCTCCCAATATAACGGGCAGACGATTAGCCTTGTGGCCGATGGCGGCTATGTGCAGGATTATCTGGTATCGGGCGGCGTTATCGCCATGGGGCGGCAAGTCTCGCACGTGTCGGTCGGTTATCCGTACATGGGCGTTATAAAATCATTCTGCCTTGGCTTTCAAATCCAAGGGTCGAACACGCAAATCACCATGAAGGCGATCAATGAAATCAACGCACGCTGCATCGGCACGATGGGCGGCAAGGTGGGGACAGACCCATATAATCTGGTTCCTATTCAGGAACTTGAGCAAAGCATGATCAACTATCTGCCAGCCATTCCGATTGATTACACCAAGAAAGTGCCGTTTGTCGATGATCACGAGCAGGACAAATATTTCTATGCCGTACAAGATGTGCCGGGTCCGATGACGCTCACGGCTCTGGCCATTACCGCGCAATATGTGGGTGGCCCATGATAAGACATTTCGAAGGACTGGACCCGCGCCGCCTGAAACCGAATGAACACAGCGAAACGCTGGACATGGGCTATGTCTTTGCCGATCCTGCCTACGTCAAATTTACGCAAGTCGGCAACGATAACGATATTGTTTGCATCATCGTCTTCCAGAGATATTGGGAGAACAATTATCAGGCGTTTTTCTTGTTGTCCCGTGATTATCCAGTCGTCATGGCGAAGGAATTGAAGGTGTTCGTGGATAATGCCATACTGGATTTGGGCGCAAACCGCGTCCAGACGGATAGCGTGGCAACGCCAGCCCTTGATAAATGGCACGAGTTCCTTGGTTTTACATGCGAGGGAACGCGGGAAAAGATGATATTTGATAAAGATTATAGATGTTGGGCGCGTCTTCGGGGGAGGGATTTTTAGATGGGATGGGCAACTCTAGCATTTGCGGGCTTACAGGCTTTTAAAGCCGTATCCAGCATATCGGCTGCAAACAAACAGGCCAAACAGGTCACGCGCCAAGCGGAGATTGACGCGAACGCCACGATAGAAGCGGGAAATCTGGCATCAAAAGAAAAGGCTTTGCAGATCAAACGCAATGCCGCGCGCCAGACATCATCCTTCTTGCAATCAGGCATCACGCTGGATGATACGGCGGGCGTTGCGATCAATGACATCTTTGCGACCGGCATTGACGATGTGACGCAAATCGGTGTGAATGCGAACACGCGGGCGAGTAACTATATCTCGAACGCCAACGCGCAATCGAAGCAGCTTATTTCGGCGGCGCGCACGCAAGCCATCGGGGACATTGTCGGGTCATTTTCTTCGTCATCTTTTGGGGATTTTGGGGGAAGTGGTTTCACTGTTCCATTCACGGGTTCATCCACCACGTTCACAGCCAGCGGCATTCCAATCCCCGGCAATAAACCGACAAGGATAAATTGGTAATGGCAAATCGCGAATTGCAGGGCGGTAGAACGGTAGGGGCAGATGTAGCGGTCAAGCTGCCGGATGCCGATGTGTCCACGGAACAGATGTTCCATAGCATTGCCGAACTCGGTCAAAATATCATCAAGGAAAACCAGCAAGCCAAAATCACGGAGAACTTTTCGGCGGCGCAGATTGACATCAATCAGATGGCCATGAAGTACCAGACCGAATATGAAGGCGATCCGTTCGGCGGCATGAA